CTCGGCCTGTCGCAGGCCCATCTTCTGCACAACAGCCAGTTCCCGCCGGAGAGGCAATCGCAGATACCGCGCTCAACGGGGCGCAGATTTCAAGTCTTGTCGATCTGGCGAAGTCGATCCAGCTCGGCGAACTTCCGAAGGATTCGGCGGTGTCCATCGCATCGGCTGCGTTCCCGACCATCTCGCCGGAGACGATTGCGTCCATCTTTAACCCGATCCAACAAGGCGCATCTGCCGTTCCTCCGCAAGCGCCGACAAGCGGAGAGCAGATCGGAGCGAAGTCAGTCGAGCGCAAGGACGCGCTCTGCGGCTGCGGGTGCGCCAAGTCGAAGCGCGTCTCTCACAAGGCACTCTGGGAAGGCTCTGTATCCGATCGGATACAGACCAAGAGCGCAGAGTCCGAGGGCCGAAAGATCAACCAGTCCGAGGAGGACATGGTCCGCGGCGTGTCGCAGGTGTTCGACAAGCAGATGAAGGACTTGCTCGATGCGCTCGCGAAGTCCGAGCGTCCGACCGACGAACTCATCGCGCAGGCCGAGCGGCTGCTACGGTCGCGGAACTACCAGCGCGCGATGGTCGACGCGCTCGCGCCGTACCTGCGCGAGGCCATCCAGACTGGCGTGACCATCGGCATCGACACCGTCGCCAAGGTCGCGACGAACGTCGACTTCGACCTTGAGCGCGAAGACCTCGCGAAGTACGCGGAGACGGAGTCGATCCGCCTCGCCCGGCAGACCGCGCAGGGAGTGACCGAGACGACCAGCGTCAAGGTTCGCGAGGTGCTCGGCACTGGGCTTGAGAACGGCGAGACGGTTGACGAGCTTGCCGACCGCGTGCAGACTTGGGCCGAGGGCCAGAAGGATCAGGACGGTTCGTGGAACCGCGCGCGCACGGTCGCCCGCACCGAGGCCGCGCGCGCCGCGCGCAGCGCAGAGATCGAGGCGTGGCAGTCAACTGGCATGGTCACTGGGAAGACGTGGCTGCTCGCGCCTGATCCGTGCGAGTTCTGCGAGGCCGCCGCGAAGCAGTACGGCAATAGGCCAGTTCCTGTCGATCAGCCGTTCTTCCAAAAGGGTGATCTGCTATTCGGTGTTCCTGATGCCGAAGGAAAGAACAAGGAGATGCTCCTTGACTTCGAGGACGTGAGCGGCCCGCCGCTGCATCCGAACTGCCGCTGCTCCATGCAGCCAGCGTTCGACGCGGAGATGGAGCAGATCGCGCGCGACATCGAGGCCTCGCCGATCGCCGAGGAGACGCGCCGCGCACTGAACAGGGAGGCAGGAATCGAATGAACACCATCACCCGCAAGGCGCTTACCGCCGAACTCAGGGGCACCGCCAAAGGATTCACCGCGGTCATCACCGCGGAGACGCTCGACCGCGACGGCGAGGTTCTCATCCCGCAGGGAATGAACTCGACCGAGTTCGACAGGAACCCGACGCTCTTCTGGAACCACGACTACGCGCAGCCAGTGGGCCGATGCAACGGACTCAAGCGGAAGGAGTCCACGATCGTCGGGGACTTCACGTTCGCGCAGCGCCCGGACGGCTATCAGGGCGAGTTCTTCCCGGAGGTCGCGGCCGCGCTCGTCGGCCAAGGCATCGTGAACGCGGTGAGCGTCGGCTACGTCCCCGAGGACGGCGGCGTCCGCAAGGCGATCGACGCCGATCGACGCAAGTACGGCGACCGCGTGCACACCGTCTACTCGCGCTGGAAGCTGCTCGAGGTGAGCCTCGCGCCGCTTCAGGCGAACCCCGACGCCCTCATCACCGCGGTGAAGAAGGGCATCATGTCGCCCGTCGCCGCGAAGCGGTGGTTCGGCGTCGACGCGCCGCGGCGAACCGTCGTGACCGTCAGCGTGCCCTCAACCGCGACGAAGCGCGCGCCGATCAACCTTGACGAGGTGGTTCGTCGCGAGATCGCTCGCGCACAGGGCCGCATCTTTCTCTGATCCGTCCGGCAGAGCCTACGGCGAGTCGCCTGCAAGCAGCCTTGTTCGGTAAGGAAAAGCACCAGTCGTTTCTGACAGGAAGTTTTCCCATGAAGACCATGAACACCAGCGACTTCGCCGCCGCGCTTGAGCGCGCCGGGAAGATCAAGGGACAGCCGGGCCTCGTCGCCCAGAAGAAGCTGATCCTCGACAACTACATGATCGTGGACGAGTCCGGCATGGCCGTCGATCCCGACAGCCTCGACGTCGTCGTGAAGTCGGCCGCTCCGGCCGAGATCGAGAACGACGGCGTCACCGAGGAGGCCGTCGCCAAGCACGTCCGCAAGACTCTGGCCGACGCAGTGATCGAGCGGAAGTTCGCGGTTCACGCGAATCTCGACGCGAAGCCCAATCCCGTGTGGGAGTCGGCCCGCGTCTACGGCTCGGTCAAGAACCTCAAGAGCAAGGAGAGCGCCTACAAGTTCGGCGCGTGGTGCCTTGCCGCGATGGGTCACCAGAAGTCCGCGCAGTTCTGCAAGGACAACGGCCTCTCGCTCATCCGCACCAAGGGCCACAGCGAGGGCGTGAACAGCGCGGGCGGCTTCCTCGTCCCCGAGCAGTTCGACAACGAGCTGATCACCCTGCGCGAGCAGTACGGCGTCTTCCGCCGCAACGCGACCATCAAGCCGATGTCGAGCGACACGCTCCGCTTCAGCAAGCGCGCGTCGACCGTGAACGCGTACTTCGTCGGCGAGGCCGCGGCCATCACCGAGAGCCAGCAGGTCTTCGACTCGGTGCAGCTCACCGCGAAGAAGCTCGGCGTGCTCACGACCGTGTCGAACGAACTGAACGAGGATGCGGTCATCAACATCGGCGACGACATCGCTGGTGAGATCGCGTACGCGTTCAGCTTTAAGGAGGACGACTGCGGCTTCAACGGCGACGGCACGTCGACCTACGGCGGCATCGTCGGCCTCGCGAACGCGCTGACCGACGCCACCTATCAGGTGTCGGACGGCGGCCAGACGACCTACGCGGGCGTCACCGCGGCCGAACTCGCGGCGGGCCTCCGCAAGCTCCCCGCTTGGGCGGCGCAGCGCAACAACATCAAGGTCTACTGCTCCAAGAACGCGTATCACGCGATCTTTGAGCGGCTCGCCCTCGCCGCTGGCGGCGTGACCGCCGCGGAGTTCGCGAACGGACTGACTGCTCCGCGCTGGTTCGGCTACCCGGTCGAGTTCGCGCAGGTGATCCCCGTCAGCGAGTCTGGCGGCGCGACCTTCGCGTACATCGGCGACCTCCGTCAGGCCGCCTACTTCGGCGACCGCCGGGCCAACTCGATCGCGTTCTCCGACTCGGCGCTCAACGCGTTCGAGCAGGACGAGATCGCGGTGCGCGGCACCGAGCGGTTCGACATCGTTTGCGCGAACGTCGGCGGCTCGACCGCCTCGGGCGCTATGGTCAAGATGACGCTCTGATGAACTGAATCCCCTGCTCCGGGGGTCGGTGGAGCGATCCGCCGACCCCCTCTGGCAGCCAACAGGAAGGAACCTCGACAATGCGACAGAACAGCAAGTTCGTCATCGGAGCCATCAGCGCGACCAACGCGTCCCAGCTCACGGCGACGATCGACACCCGTGGATTCGCCTTCGCGCGTCTCTACTGCATCGGAAACACCAGCGCTGGCGTCTCGACGGTCGCCACGAACAACGTGGTCCGCGAGAACGACGACAACAGCACCAACTGGACGAGCATCGCCGCGACGCAGGCTGGCACTGGCTTCACGCCCGTGACCACCACGCAGAGCACGGCGCTCGCCAAGATCGTGTACGACGTCGATCTTCGCGGCCGCAAGCGGTACTTGAACGTCCTGTTCACGCCGCACGCGACCACCGAGGCGATCATCATGGCGGAACTCAGCCTCCCCGCGGACGGCTGCACGACCGCGTCCGAGATCGGCGCTGCATTCGTCGCGCAGGTCTGACGCCAAGGCATTTCGCATCCGGCGGCCTTGCGCGCGCGAGCGCGCAGGGCCGCTATTCTGCTGCTGCCGATACATACGGCAGGAGGCGAACCCATGAAGGATGCGAACGATATTCTGGCGATGGCCGTCAGTGGCGAGGAGGTCGCGGCGGCGCGG